TTGGTAGCCAGACATTCCCGCCCCGAAGGCGTTCTTGCCTTGGTTCATGAAGTCCGCACCCATACCATAGCCCATGAGGCCAGCGCCCTGCATCATAGGGTTCTGAGACGCATACCAAGGACCGCCGTAGTTGTAATACTGCTGATTGCCTAGGTTGTTCAGAGCTGCGTTCATGTGCCCAGCAGCAGGACCGTAAGGCGGCTGTGTTGTTGTGGTCGTAGTAGACCCGTTAAAGAATCCCATTAATTTGCTCCAATTATCCTGCTGATACTTTTAAAGTGCCTGCGTCGTTCCACAAAGCTCCGGCAATGGTCGGGTCCGAGTGGGCAAGCTAGGCATGATTATGTTTGAACCAGCTATGCTCAACCGGGTTCCTAACACCGAGGAAGCGTACTGCTTGAAGACCATCGTAGAGTTAGACGTGTCTCCAGTTACGTCGATCTCACCTACCTTTACATCCCCACCGCCGGGGTTGTCGGTGTTAAACGGCGAACTGGTGTCGGTGATGATTGCTTCGTCGTGTATGTAAAGCTGATCGTAGTCCCCTTGCATCGTTCCGGTGTAATAGCCTAAGTACCACGCATCCGGGTAGGTATCCCCTGCCGCAGAACCAGTAGCGACTAACGCCCCGTTTAAGAACAACTGCAACACGTTGCCATTACGCTGCAATGCGTAGTGGTTCCAATCAGTCCACGTTGGCTGAGTAGAAGCTACAGCTCTTGTCCAGCCAGAAGTGTAGTCCGTCAGACTTAGACTAGGCGTTGTACTGTTAGTAAGGGTTGTACCGATGTGCAATAGGTTTGTAGTATATAACGTACCGAACAGGCTTCCGTTAGAGGGGAAAGCCGTGCCATTTGACTTAAACCAAAAGCCAACAAACCATGTGGTATCGTTAGGCCCGACCAGCGGTGTGCTCTTGGATAGGTACTCGCCCGAGCCTAATGTCAACGCGCTACTGGCAACCGCATTCCTATCATTAGCGTAACTTGCGGTTCCGGTGAACGTCCAAGTTTCTGCGCTTTCGTCGTCAGTGAGGCTTCCGTCAAACTCAAAAGTATTAACTCTGCCCGATACTGCGCCTATAGATGCGGTAAGGTTTAGCGGGTCTGCACTGGTTGTTGTCGACGATGATGTAGCCCAAGTCACATTGCCAGAGCCATCAGTAGTCAACACTTGGTCAGCTGTGCCGTCGCTGTTAGGGAACGTGAAAGCGTTGTTAAACGTAACCTCACCTTGCGTATTAACCTTAAACTTAGGAGTAGTCAGAGCGTCGCCGTGGTAGGCGAACTCGCCAGAGCTGTTCAGTCCTACCGAAAGACCGCCATCTTTAGCCAGCCCGACGGCAGAGCGTCCATAGACAACCGTCTGAGTCGAAGCGTAGTGAACCATTCCGCCATGATAGGGGTATGTCTTTTGCGTACCGCCGAATAGACGGATAGAGGCGTTGAAGCTAGCGTTGTCTGTCTTAGAACCCAGAACGTACCCATTGTCGACGTCCTGTATGCCTAGCCACGTTGTTGCCGGAGCGTAGTTTACAGTGTCCCCGCCGAAGACTGTAGTAGCCTCCCAAGAGAGACCGCCACCGCCAGCAGGGGCCGAGTTGACCCATGACGAACCGTTGTAGGTAAGCACTTCGCCGTTAGCGGGAGACGTAGTCGTAACGTCGGCAAGGTCATCGAGGACCGTAACGCCTGCGACGCGATTGAGGCCGTATGTTGCAGGTGGTATGAAATCTGCATCGTAGACCGCTTGATCGTATAAGTTTATATCATCATAGTGTCCGGGTGACGTAGTACCGAAATCCCCATAAGCCTTTAAAACCGCTTTACCGACCGTGAATGCTGGAGCCGATCCAAGGGTAATCGTATTAACTTTAACACCATCAATGTACCAACGAACCTCTGTTCCTTCGCGCACTACAGCGTAGTGATGCCATCCGCTCGATGGGAATGTTATCAGATTCAGTCCGGTATCTACATTCCCCGTGCCGCCAAGGTTTTGAAACTTTACATTAGAGTCAAACATGACAACTTCGGAGGTACCAGAGTCCCTATAACTAACTTTCCATCCATTAGCAGGCGTCGCGGTTGCAACAGTTTCTGCCCAGAACTCAATCGTAAAGTCAGTTAGGTCTATTAGAGGATCGTGGTTATTTTGAAAAACTAAACCATTCCCATAATCGGCGCGAATAGACAGATCATCGTAAGGCGCACCTGAGTCAGATACCACTGCCCAAGTAGAAAACACACGAGTTTCGTCAGATATTTCATCTGTAACTCCACTTTGCGCTCCAACCCTCGCACTAATAGCAGACCGAGGACGTGGGTAAGTCAGTGTGTTAAGATAATCTTGTACGTCCGCGTCGGTGTAGCCTGCGGGTGCCGTTGCATTGACCCAAGCCGATCCGTTGTACTGTAGCACTTCGCCGTTAGCCGGAGAGGTGATAGTGGTGTCCGTCAGGTCTACCAAGTTGTCTACGTCATCGTCTACGGTAGGTGCCCATACGGAACCGGTCCACTTCAGGACGTCACCGCCAGTAGGGGGAAGCGTAGTGGTGTCCACGTCAGTCAGATCGTTGATTGCCGTAGCGCCGCCGCTGCCAGCAGCCACCCAGCCACCGTCTTGGCGACTGTAGGGCGTGCCGTCGATGGGAGCCTCAGTGTAACCAGCAGCCGCAGAGGCAGTGAACACTGGGTCAGACTCGTCGATAGTGATAGGAGTACCGCCAGCTTTAGTCCAGACCCCCGGAGGGCTGACGTAAAGCCACGTTACGCCGTTCTCATTGTAAAAGTCCCCGTCTGAGGGGCTGGTTGGAAAAGCCATTACTATTCCTCGAAGTCGTTGCTGATGTAAGCACCACTTACGCCTGCGTTCATCTCAAGCAGTGAGCTGAGATCGTCACGCACCGTAATGGTGATCTTGTCGTTTGTACGTCCCTGAAGCCAGATCAGCTCCGGGTCGATCTCAATGATGACCCTGTAGATGCCTTTGACGTTGCCTACATCTGGTATGATGCGTAGCTCCGCACCCGCTGACGTAGCAAAGTCGTAGTCGCGTGTAGCTACAAGACTCTGTACCACTCGACCGCCTACGGTCCATGTGATTAGCAGGCCGTTGGCTAGCTGAGGGAGGCTGAAGAACTTGTTATATTGTACCTTGTCACTACCGGCCACAGCCAGTAGCTCCAGCTTACGTAGCTCAAACGTCTCGTCAGGCTCAGGCGCGAACGTGTACTCTAGGGTACCTACACCACCCGGCTCAATCATCTTGATGTCGTCGACGTCGAACGTAGGCGCACTGCCCGGCCCCGTGTCCACAATACGTAGCCTGATCTCATCGAACGTCGCAGCGGTGAACGTGAACGCCGTCAGAGGTATCTGGCATAGCTGGTAGGCCGAGAAGTTGGCTGTGTTGATGTAGCCGCTAATTCCTACCTCGTCGCTGACCGTAGCACCGCCGTCGTAGAACTGTACGAACACTTCCTTGACGCCCTGAGTGGGCCACGTGTTCAGGTAGAAGAACGCCTCGAATACCGAGTAGTCCGCAAAGTTGTACGTGTTGGTGCCGTCCTCGAAGGACGCTAGGTCGTTGTTGTTAGTGTTGGCCGCCTCTACGTGAAGCGAGCCGGTGCGCGGGTTGGATGTAGCCGCGAAGTCCCACGACGCGCCCTGTAGGGCCGTAGCGGTGAATGTGGAGGCTGTGTCGCCTCCGTTGTATATAAGCAAGGACAGGTCAGGGGCGACCGGCGTGACGTTCATGCTCGTGTTACCGAACTCATCCGCCAGCGGCCCAGCCCCGTAGTTTCGTGACAACAGCGGGCGCGTGTAAGTAGCGGCACCGCGTTGCTTGAAGTCGGGTCGCGACCCCACAGCCATGCTTGCTTTTGATGATCCTACTACCTTAACGCTTCCAGTCATTATCCGCTGTATCCTTCTCCAGCCTGCGAGACTACTACGAATCCTACAGACGCCTTAACAACACCAGCCGCTCCCGTGCCCGTGAACTTGACGCAAGCGCCGCGTCCGGGTAGTAGGAGGGCTGAACCTTCCAGTATAATCTCAGTGCCGTTGGCTACCGAGCTGGGGTAGAACTTCTCAACGACACCGCCACCGCCGACCGTAGGGTTGGCCTGAGTAGCTGCCACGCTAGAGATAGTAGTAGCGCCAGCAGAGGCGTTCACCGGCAGAGCCACGTTACCGCCTGAGATATAGTCGCTGTCGATCTCGAAGGTGAAGTAGTTAGTAGTCGCAGGCAACGTAGCGTCCGTCAGGACCTGTACAGTTACCCGGTTGATTACCACGAGGTCCGTAGCATTGTTGTTCTTGATATGCAGAGGCACAACCGTGCCAGCCGCTACCGCAGTCTCACCTACCACTGAGAAGGACCGGTTGTAGTCCTTGGCGATCAGGTGAGGGAACGGAATGTTAAACGCCGCAGTGAGCAGTCGGTTGTCGCCGTCGACACCAGCTAGCTTGCCGTTGCCTAATCCAGATTCTACAATCATTGTAGTCCTTCCTCAATATCTTCGATTTGGATGCGCTGGTCGCTGAGATGCGCCAAGTGCACGTTCATTATCTTTAGCTGACGTAGTATATCAATCAGGAGGTCCTCTTGCGTGAAGGCCACCTCCTGTAGAGTTTCTTCCGTCGCCACCTCTCCGAATAGATTACGTAAGCCCATATTAGCCGTCCGTCTGGTCGTAGTACACGTGCGTTACGAGCACAGCGGTAGCCGCCGTGGTGCCGGTGGGAGGCGTCAGCTTGAAGCCAATGCTTGAACCCAGAGGCATACGTCGCCCGAACGGGTATACGGTACGGTTAGAAGCCTGCTGGATGGGAAGCGGAGCGCCCGTACCGCCAGTCAGAGTGTCGCCCGGTACGCCCTTGAAGTAGTCAGCGTCGGGGAGCTTCTGTGAACCGTGGTTAGAGTTAGAGATACCTGCCGGTACTGCGTTGGTGATGAGCGTGCCGGTGGCGTCAGGGTTACGAAGTGTCTGGAAGGTCCAGTCGCCAGAGCCTCCAGTAACGGAGCCGAGCAACAGAACAGCGCGGTCCAGTACGAGGTCTAGGTTGCCTTCGTTGCGGAGGTACAGGATACCAGAGGCCGCGTCAGACGTGAAGTTGATAGGACCAGTAGCGATCTGCCAGCCCTCGCCAACGCGGATCGCGTCGTCTTCTGGGTCGATGCTTACTGACTCTGTACGTAGGCGTTGGTCAGGCGTTACAGCCGCTCGGTAGCCCCGGCCCTTGCCGTCAAGAATAATGCTCATTGTTTCTCCTTAGAATTCTGGGTCGTTGAACCACAGGGTAAAGTCGTTTCCGTCCTCACCGAGTCCAGTCTGGACCCAGAGGTAAGGCTTTTGGTTATAGGTTTGAGGGATATTACGTTGGACATATACGTCCTTATCGTCCTCGTGCACTGCCTTCCATACGCCCTCGTCGAAGACGTACAGTTCATTTGTTATTACGTTCTCGTACCACAGGTCACCCGTCTGGGCACCGCCCGGTGCGTTGGGTCCCACAGAGATCGAGCTGCTGCCAGTGAAGGTTGCTATCTCATTGGATACGTAGTCTACGATCTTCTGGGACGTCCAGCCCTTGGAGGACGACACGGCGTAGTCTTTAAATACCTGTCCTACGTCCCCTGCCGGTCCAACAGGCCCCTGAGGCCCTGTATCGCCCTGTGGGCCTTGTGGACCCTCTGGCCCTTGCGGACCTACCGGCCCCGGAGTGGACCCCGTAGAGCCGCTCTCAGAGCCTCCTGAGCCGTTTTGTATCTGAGCTACCACTTCGTCGACTGAGTAGAACCCCGACTGGATGCGTCGGAGTTCGTTAATCAGCCAGAACTTAGCGTCATCCCAGTTGTCAGGCGCTGCGTCTAACGAGCGGTATACCTCAATACTCGGATTGTTATTCCGCAATAGGTCCTTATCTGCCATGTTATCGTCCTGCCACTTCGTTGGCGTCTATGTCGCCTCCGGTGAAGGCTAATTGAACGGAATCAGTCAGGTCATACCGGGTAGACAGGTAGCGTCCGCTGGTCCTGTAGTCCACCTTGTAGGCCCCGCCTGAGGCTCTGTCTTCTAGCTTGACGGTTACTGGTGGCTTCCACTCAGGCTCATCCATGAGGTTGTTCGACCAGCCGACGTAGAAGTCGATGGTGTTCTCACGGTTGGCATCAATGAAGCGCATGTCTGACTGCATGTGGAACACGAACTGCTTGATCTGCTTGATCTTGTTGGTAGTCCAAGCCGGGTTCATGTCGTCCAAGTCCATCTGCGTACGCTCCACGAAGAATGACTTCAGGGAGTTCTGACGGTTGTCCACTTGGTCTGCTTGATATACGTCACCATTGGAAACCTGCATGACTTCCTTGGAGTTAGACGAGCCGTACGTGTCAGACCAGCGGTTCCCGGTGCCTGTCTTGGCGTTTTCCCAAGTCTGAGCCTTCACAGCCCCATCCTTGTAGTCTTCCCACCTAGCCTGCCATCCGGGCGTAAACCCATAGGTCTCATACTTGATGTCGTACAGCTTGTAGCCGTCTACGTCGTTGCCTATCTCGATCAGTGTGTCCTTCCACGTGAAGTTATTGTCATCGTAGTTGAACACCAAGCCGTGCCGCGTAGCGGTCGCCTCGGCTGACAGGGAGATAGCTAGGGCTACGTCAGACGTAACTCCTATGTTGTCCGCAGTGTCTACCACGGTGGCAGTCACTAGGGCGTAGCTATTAGTAGTAGAGGCCACCAGCGTGTCGAAGGTAGGACTGGTCGCGCCTTCAACGGCCACGCCGTCCACGAACCACTGGTACTCAGCCGAGATTTGCGTCCCGCCTAGGATAGCCTGAGCGTCCTCTACAGTAGCAGCGTCCACTATATAGATGTCGCTAGTCTCGTTAGCCCCTGAGTTATAGTGCTCCACTCGGAGGTCTTGTGAGAGGCCGTTAGTAGCGGTAGATGTCTGTACTATCTGACTAGCCACGAAGTACGTTATAGTGTTGTCAGAAGCTACGTGGATCGCCACTTGAACGGGATCGCCGCCCCCAGCGGTCTGTCTAAGAACGCCTGTACGGGTTCTAGTGCCTTGGTGCTCGACGGTCCAGTCGTCGTAGCCGCCGTAGTGCATTATGCGGTAGCCTGTGTTGGCACCCAAACCCCACCAAACCCCGGTGTCCCCCGCGTTTATCGGTGTATTTATGGTAACGTCAAATACAACCAGCTTACCAGAGCGACTGGCAGCACTTTCATAGATTGTCGTTGTGGTTGTAGTTCCGCTATAGTCTGGGGGGTTTTGGTCATACGTACCGTCCGGCGGCTGGAAGATGCCTACGGTGAAGCTGTGAGTAGACCCCACGGCTACCGAGGAGTCTACCGGTTGTGTTGTGATAGTTGCTGCCATTATGGTATCCTTTCGCAATAGGTTGGCGGTATGTAGTCTTGCCAGCTACGTTGTATTGCCGTGCGTATCTCTGTGAGGCGTTTGTACTTGTTTTCTTCGGTTTCGTTAGTAACCAAGTCACCTACCCACAGGACGTTAGCTCCTTGCAGTATGTTGGGATAAAGCCCTCCAGAGGAAGCCATTTCAAGATCGCCGAGATCAAGCCCTATCTGTATTCCCTTAAAGTTCTTTCTAGGAATCATACTAACACCGCCGGAGCGTACTTCTATGTCAATTAGCTGAACCAACACGTACCTAGGATTGCCAAACTCATCGGGCGATATACCCTCCTGATACCACTGGTGAACATAAAACTGCTCAAAGTCTACAACCCCTGTGGCCGCCTCTATGTCCGTAAGGTCCCGTGTCCTAACGGCTAAGCCGGGATAGTTAATCGTCATCGTGTTGTTGGTTCTGTCGATATTGGCCGTAGCGTCCTGTCGTACGGTAGGCCCTCCAGTATTGGAAGGTTGCCATACCGAACCACATGAAAACTCCATAGGGAAGAAAGTCATGACCGTATTTGGAGGACAGTACAAGACAGAGGAGTAGTTCATGCTGAAGCCAGAAACAAACGAAGCACCCGCGCTCCAGAAGTTCACAGAAGGTGTAGAGGTCCAACGAGCTTGCGCCCCACCGAAAGGTGCGTCTATGAAAACTCTATCCGTGTAGCACGGTCCCGTACCCAGTGATTGACCTATAACGGTCGCAGTCCCTGCAAAGGTAGTAAGAGGAACCGGGGTGTTGTCATATAGGTTCTTGTTAAGCGAGATTATGCCGTTGATTGTGCCGCCAGTGGCTGCCTTTGTGCCGTACTCAGCGTTCGTAAGGAACCACAGCCCCTCAGCGTACTCTGGGTTTGTGGACAGTAACGAATCCACTGCGTCACAGTCGTGCGCTTCGCATTCTGGCTTCGGGTCCGTTGGTATCGTATCGCCGTCGCCAGTGTCCTCGTCGGGTATCGGATCAGGCTCAGGGTCAGGCGGTATGACGTCCTTAACGAACTCTACAGTAGCCTGAGAGACGGCACAGCTAGAGTCTGCAATGCTTGCCGTAGCGCGGTAGTTGCTGCTGTTAAGCAGATCGTCAACCTCTCCGGCAGACAGAGCGAACTGTAGCGTCCTCTCGTCTCCGGGGTAGAACTCAGCGTACTGGGGTGAGCTAGGTGGCTCAATACCGTTACCGGAATCAAAGTCTAAACGTACCTTAACGTAGCGGTCAGGTACCCCGCTCAGCTCCAACCAGACCCAATGGGCCGAGCCAGTGATATGCACAAACGTCTCGTTAGAGTATATACGTACGCACAACTCACTGTCAGGGCTGCCGGGGTATGCTTGGCCGTCTACAGCCTTGAAGTTAACACCAAGCTCCTTTCTCTTAGGATGCTTAGTAACTTGTATTTCATCCCAATCAAAAGCCATTATGGTATCCTTGTGCAATAGGTTGGCGGTGTATATCCTTGGAAATGCCTAGACAGGTTGTCCTCTTCGGTGGGGTCTCTGACGTAGGCTACCAGAACTGTGCTAGTAGGAACAGCGACAAGACCGGCAAAGTCGTCGGTGCCGTTCTCCTCTCTAAACCCAGCGGTAGCTACGTAGACGCCTATTCGGGTGTCGGGAGTAGCCAAGTATATCGTGTTGCCGTTGTACTCGACCTGCTCCACTCGGTTGTTTTCCATTATATCTACAGGACCAAGAGGGAATCCGGGGTACTGACCGCCGTTCTCCTCAGTTCTGATGATCAGGTTCGACTCCCATTTGTAGGTTACGGGCAGCCACCACTTGGTAGGGTCGTAGTCTATCTTAGGCCCGTTGGTTATTCCCATAACACCGTTTGCCGCATCCAAGTACACACTACCGGGCGAGAAAGTTTGATTAAGCCCAGCGTCCGCGTATATCCTATGCCCAGCGCCGTATAGGGACAAATCAAAAACACCGTTAGTCAGCGTGTCTGGATCGCCCACGTAGGGGTAGTACCAGAACCTAACCGTCCCGCTTATGGAGGTGGTGCCTATGTTTGAGCGAGTAGCACCAGAACCGAAGCCAGCGCCGGGGTTTTGTTCTATGATACGGCTGACAGATGTTGCCGGAGACGCTGGTGTTCCGTCACGTATTACGGAGTTGACGCCCGACGGGTGGTTAATGTTGTTAAACGTACAAGGCCCTTCTGTAAGCATAGGACCCCATTTGAACCAATCTACAAATGAGGTATTGGCGCTGAAGTGCCCTACAGGGTCCCCTTCGAAGTTTAAAAACGAATTACCAGCGTTAACCGGAGGCGTGTTAACAAAGATAGCTATACGCCGGTTAGCCTCAATGAATGCGTCTTCCGTTAGCGCGTCACAGTCGTGAGGCTCACACTCCGGGTTTTCTCCGTCTATTGGATCACCGTCGCCTCCAGTGTCCTCATCAGGGTCAGGCTCAGGGTCTGGCGGTATGACGTCCTTAGCGAACTCAACAGTGGCCTGAGAGACGCCGCAGCTAGTGCCTTCTATCGTGGCGGTGGCCCGGTAGTTGCTGGTATTGAGTAGCTCGCTAGCCACACCAGCACTTAGAGCGAACTGTAGCGTCCTGTCGTCTCCGGGAAAGAACTCAGCGTACTGCGGAGAGGGACTTGGCTCACCTATGCCGTTACCTGCGTCAAAGTCTAAACGTACCTTAACGTAGCGATCTGGCGCTGCGGTGAGTTCCAGCCACACCCAGTGAGCCGAACCAGTGATATGCGTGAACGTCTCGTTAGAGTAGATACGTACGCACAGCTCTGAAGGCGGTGAAGCCTCCAGAGGCAGGCCGTCTACAGCCTTGAAGTTGACTGAGACTTCCTTATTGTCAGGGTCCTTAGTGACCAATATCTCGTCCCAATCAAAAGCCATTATGGTATCCTTGTGCAATAGGTTGGCGGTGTGTAATCGTTAAAGGCCCTTCTGAATACAGAATCAAACTCAGGGTTGTTGCTTATAGCAATCAGGCTTGGATTAATACCGTCACCGCCAAGTTGTTGAAACTGAACCCCCATATTCGGCTCTCCTTGATAGTCGTACGGACTCCAGAGGGAATTAAGGTCTCCGTTCATTATAGCTCCGCCTATCTGTTGACTACCGGAGAAGAACTTACCGCCGTCGGCCTCAGTCTTAACCTCAAGGTTGCCCCAGATTTCACAAGAGCCGACACAATTACCCAACTCCGATAGATCAACGAAAGCTCTATTGATTCCTCCGCTGACTGTAAGTGAAACAAGATACACCGAGTTCGCCTGAGCCGGTCCGTCTATCCACCGCCCTATGCTCTTTATAGCTGTAGCTCCGCTGCTCGGAGCAATGAAGCGCATCGTCCCGTCTCCCCTAAGATCAAGATTAATGCTGGCCGACGGTCTGTAGATACCGGTATAAGGGCCGGGGGCTCCCACGAACGGTTCGCTCCACGTAGACAGCGAGGCTCTGTAGAAAAGACCAATGGTGCAGGCGTCTGAAAATGACGGAGCTGAGTCGGTTTTAACAAGAAAGTGGAAGGTTGTAGTTTCAAAACCGCAGTTCCCTATAGAGCCTAAGCCTATGCCACCGGCGGGAACCGAACCACCCCCGACTGGACTGAGTCCGTCGAAGCCTCTTACCGCGCCTGTAGGAAGAAGATGCCCTTGTTCCCGTAGGTTACCCAATGGAGCTATTCCATCATACCCAGGGCCTGCCTTTGCCTGTGCTCTACAGAAGTTAGAGCCTATATATGCTTCCACTTGAGAAGCTACGGCGATGTATTGCAAGTTACCGAGGAAGCCGGTAAAGCCAGCGTAGTAGTAATCAGAAAGCCGTCCTTCCGGATCGGCACACCTGTGCGTGTTGTAGCCTGCGTCGTTATTCGCGGGCCAGTTAGCTGTGCTTAGGTTTCCGTTGCCTGTGACGTCCAAGAACGAAATAACCCCTCCGCCGCTTACCAAGCTAAGGTAGGTATCTGAGATCGTGGCGCAGCTATTGCCTCCGCACTCCGGGTTATCTCCGGGTATTGGTTCACCTCCGGTATCCTCGTCGGGTATCGGGTCAGGGTCAGGCTCAGGCGGTATAACGTCCTTAGCGAAGTCAACAGTGGTCTGTCCTACGGGACAGCTAGAACCTTCAACAGTTGCCGTGGCCCTGTAGTTGCTGCTATTCAGCAAATCGTCAGCCTCACCAGCACTTAGAGCTACTTGCTTCAGTTGGTCGTCTCCGGGGAACCACTCAACGTACTGCGGAGTGGTAGGCTCACCGATACCGTTACCTGCATCAAAGTCTAAACGCACCTTGACGTATCTGTCAGGTACGCTGTCCAGCTTGGCCCAAACCCAGTGGGCAGAGCCAGTGATGTGCGTGAACGTCTCCGGGGACGCTAGCGTTACGCATAGCGAGCCGGGACTGATTACCTCAGGTTTGAAGCCGTCGATAGCCTTAAAGCTAACCGCCACTTCCTTCTTCTTAGGGTCCTTGGTAACCAGTACCTCGTCCCAATCAATAGACTTCGATGCCATCCTTCTTCCCTAGCCTCTTATAGAACTCACGCTCAACCCTATCCTGAGCGATCAGCTCCGGTGTAGAGCCGTCGTGGATATATATTTGGTCACGGGCGATAACGAAGTGTTTATTCTCGAACTCAGCTACGCAGTGCAGCCCAGCAGCGCCCTTGTTGAATAGGCGTCTGAATTGCATCACGAAACGTCCACCCACAACCGACATGGCCGTGCAGTCTCCGTCTGAGTATATGATTAAGTTGTCATTGAGCTGCGCTGCGGTGATGAGGTTACCGAATCCTACGCCTACCTCAGATTGCCCTGAGAGCGTGCTAGGAGACTCGTAGTCCCATGACGGTGCGAATTCAATGTCAGCAGCAGCCGCAGGGTTAGACCACCAGACCTTGTTGGTCTGCCTGTCGCCTTCCTCTGTGATGCTGATAGCCACCAGATAGTTCCGTAAGGGTCCAATCCAGCGACATGTAGCCTTTGTGTCGTTGCTGGGAGCAGAGCCAGTGGCAATGTCGTCAGCGGTAGACACCAAGCCCCACTCTGGGAGCGGCTCCAGCGCCTGTGCGTCCCGGTTGAAGATCAAGGGAGCCTGTGCGCCGTTATTGATGATGAACGTATTGCCCCACTCGAAGCCCTGCCACGGGCCACCGCCGTACGGTCCACCGATTAGCTCCCACTTAGCGGGGTTGGTGGCGTCAGGGGTGTCCGTGCGCTGATCCCAGCGGTAGACGTAGTCGAAGCCGTCATCCTTTCGGAATACAGCCGCTAGGTACGTAGAGAAGCCGTCAGACCACGTAATCGTGAAGCGGCAGTCAGTACCTAGGCCAGCCGTGCTGGGCCTTCCAGCCTCGTCAGCGACCACAGGAGCGGACTCCTTCATCTTAGAGATATGGCCGCCGTTGAAGCGTACGTTAAGTGCGTCAGACCAAGTCCCCTGCGGCAGTGTCTCCGAGGGAGTGTCTTGGATGACTCCAGCGGCTCCATAGCCGCGCAAGGGAATGAATGGCATTACACTACTCCAGCATAGATGATGTAAGCAATGGCGTAGTAGCCCGGCTCGTACGCACTAAGCAGGTGCTCGTGTGCGAACTCAGTGTCAGGGATGCCTACGTCAATCGCGTCAGGTGATGGGTTACCGTACGTGCTTGTCTTGGAAATGTTAGGAGTACCGGAGGTAGCCGCCCGTAGCAAGTAACCGCCGTCTACGTCGTCAGGCGTGAACTCAACCCGCATGGAGTTACTACCATCAATGACGTCGTCGCTCTCTAGGTTCTGATTGACAACCGTAAAGTGAGAGTGCTGCGGAATGTTATCGTCTGTCAGCGTGACAGTCTTAGAGATTACCTTGTTGTCCGTGGTGCCAGTGATGACAGCCTTACCGGTACGTGCGTCACCGCCGCCGCCAGTAGAACCTACGATCTGAGCGCCCCAACCCTTGACGAACTTGTCTTGGAGGTTCGGGATGGTGAAGCCGTTAGGTGCCGTGCCGCCTACGCAAAGGAACCAGCCTTTGTCGTTCAGGGCCGTGATTAGCGACGTGTTGGTCGTGTCGCCGTTCCACATAGTAACCATACCCTGTGGGATAACCGGGCTGTTGGTCGTTGTGGGACTAACCAGAGCGTCCATGTCAGTGAATAGCTGAGCGTAGTCGGCTTCTGTCGGGCTTGTGCTGCCCGGAGTGGGGCCGTAATCGCTAGGCTTGGTGATAGCGCCGTTTACGTCAGGGAATACGGTAATGAGTGCGTCCTTTACTGCACGTATCTCACTAGCGCCGTCACCGATAAACGCTGTATCTGCTGGGACCGTGTTGTCCAGTCCTGTGAATCCTGTAGCCATTAGTAGCTCCTATCGAAGTAGTTGTCGCCGCCTACGCTTCCTACGGACATGCCGCCGGAGACCTTAGACCGCTTAAATGCTTTAAATACTTTGTCCATTAGCTCGTCGTAACGTGCTTGGTATATCTGAACGCCTTCCATATCGCGCAGGTAGACCGAAGCCTCCACCAAGGCAGCGTACAGGTACGCGCTGGGGTTCTCAAGGAAGAACGGGGTGGTAGAGCTATCGTTAGCCAAGTCAAATTTGGAGTCGTTGTTGTTGTAGTACAAACGGAAGTCCACATCGTCTCCAGACGTCGGCGCAGCCTCGTACGGCTCAGCGAACCCAGAGTAGAATACTTGGCCTTCACGTACGGTGTAGCATCCGTCCTTGTACGTAGATTCCTTCTTTTCCTTGTTGTACGTCTCCAGTGTTACGTAAGGAATGACGTTGCCGTTGACTATAACGGTCTCTACCTCACCCACCAGAATGTCCCCAAGGCCCAGATCGACCGGGTTCTGCTGAAGGGCAAAGGGTAGGCCAGCCTCTAACGCTACCTCGTTGGAAGCCACGTTTGACCTGTGGTCGTCGTTGATGCGTACCTCAGCGATCTTGATGAACTCGGGAATAACGGACGTCAAGTCCTCCCGGTTGATCCAGTCAGCTATGGAGGCTTTCAGCTCCCCAAGGTTAGTTAGTGCCATTACTTATCTCCTAAGTAGATTCCTCCCGCGCTAAAGCCACGGTCTCGTTTCGTTGTTACGTGCTGGCTGTGGAATTTAGAGAAGTCGCGGGACATGAAATACTTCAAGAACTTGTCCTTTACGCCGCCCTTGGTGGGATCGGGGTGATTCTTGTCACCGCCAGCGTTGATGCTGAAATCGTGCATCGTGTAGTTGTGCTTGATTAGCCAGTCTTCAAGGATCGGGAGCGGGATCGAGGCAACGTGCTGCAATCCTTCGCGCTTCCCGGCCTGAGCCTCGGCTATCTTTTCCCTGCGGTCGATAATGTCCTGAAAATCGCCGTGGGTAGTCCTGTAGTGCTTCCCATCCTCTGATTTGAAGCCCGTCCACGTGTTACCGTAGTTCTTAAGCAGCTTCTCGCTCATCGGCTGGCCTCCTCCTTCAGCTTGCGTTGATAATGACGGATAACGCCGAACAGTGCGTCCCCTACGTCGGGTAATGCACGGCACTTTTTACGTACAGTATCCATCAAGCCCTTGTAGAACGCCAAATCAGCCTCCAACTGGGCAATATATTCGTCTTTCTTGTCGGTTTTCTTCTCAGTCATGTCACTCTCTCTCGTGAAGGGCCATAGGAGGCCGTGTAACGCCCTGTGAGGGCTTCTAGGAGCACCCTATGCCATCGCACTAGGATACTCTTAAAAGCCCTCAGAAGCCCATTGAGAGCCTCTGAGGGGTGCTTACTCGCTACGGGTAGCTTTGGGCTGTCGGGTAAGCCCCGTTAGGGGATTAGATTAGACGGTAGCGTCAAAAGAAGTTACTGCGAAGTGAGCCTTGTCGTTCAATACGGCAAGAGTGCTCTCACGCAGAACCTGACGACGCATAGAGTCGCCAACCTTGGCAAGTTCCCAATCAGTAGTAGGACGCAATACGCAAGTTGCAGCGTACTCAGGGTCAAGACCCAGAGCAACGTCAGACTCGATGTTGCGGTCGATAACTACGTCAAGCTCACCGAAGGGAGAAACGTACAGGTCAACTACGTTGTACACTGACTTCTCGTTGCGGATGTCGCGGTTACGGCCAGAAGCCTTAGCGAAGTCAGCTACGATCAGTGAACCAGCAGGTGAAACAACCAAAGTGTTCGGCTTGCCGCCAGCTTCGTAGCACGCTTGGTGAGCAGCGAGGATCTGATCTTCGCCGTCAGTAGCAGTTACAGAAGCCTTCTTGACAGAAGCGTCCAACTGAGGAAGGAAAGAGATCATCTCACGAGCAACAGCGGTAGTACCAGCTGCGCCAGCCTGCTGTGAACCAACGACTGCGAATTCTTCGTCGTTAGCCAGCTCGCCGTAGATGCGCTCGAGTTGGAAAGCCATTTCAGAGTCACGGCCATACTTGTCAACTGCTTCCAGAGTACCAGCGATCTCTGCGACCTTGGTCATGATCTGGCAGTAGTTGCTCTTGTTGGTTACAGCCGTTGAGCTGTCAGCCGGAGCGTCTGCACCTTCAACTGCCTTGTTAGTGCCAGCAGCTGTCAGTGAATGTTGATGCCACTCGTGGATTTTACCAGTAGCTCGGAGGGTTTTAATCATAGAAACTACGGGAGCGTCTACGGGTGAGATGCGGTAGATGGCGTCTTGTACGTCTTCAGCCTGCGCGATCTGTGTGTATGAATCAAACTTAGCCATTGCTAATATTCCTTAAGATAGAGAGGTTTTTACTTGCCTTCGCGCTCTGCTCGGAGTTGAGCAGCCTTCATGGCAGCGAATGTACCCTTGGTACCGGGTTTGACCTCGTTAAACTCACGAGATGCTTTCTGGTACTGTCCCAGAGCATTACGCTCTGCAGGTCTCGCTGTAGCGGACTTCGGCGGTTTAGGTTTGGTCTTTGCGACCCTTTTCTCGACAACTTTGGCAGCATCCTTGCTGGCAGCTACTTCATTGAGGAGTACGATTAGGCGGTGGTCCGTAGAATCAAAGAACTCCTTCTCAGAGTATCCGTAATCCTTAGCGACTTCACCAAGTGCCCGATATTTCTCACTTGACCAGTCTGGAATGCGTATTTTCAGACGCTCCTTAGCAATCTTGGCTTCTCTTTCTTTCTGCTCGGCCATTTTGCTTTCGCGTTCCGTGCGAAACTGTTCCATTAACTGGCTGTATTGTGCTGCTTGTAACTGGGCGGCTTGGTACGCTTGTTGGTACTGCCCGAACTGCTCCTGTGTCAACGTAGCAGGATTAACCTGCGACAGCTGCTGTAACTGCTGGTTAGCCATTCCAGCAAAGTATTCCGAGTATTGCTCTACTTCTTCGAGCTTGTCTTTGAGGCTCATGTTGGCTTCAGTGTATTCCACCACTTGCTCCTCAAGACCCGCCTCGATTGCTCTGCGGTTCTCGGTTACGCGAGAGAACTCTTTCTCGAGGGACTTGTACTTCTCCTCAAGCTCCATGTACTCTGCGCTTACTTCAGGCGTCTCTTCTTCAGCAGGGTCACCTTCTTCGGCTTCTGCGTCTGGGTCAAGCTCGCCTTCCATGTCAACGGCGTTGTCGTCACCGTCCTCTATTACGTCCTCAAGGGACTCCTCCACGACCTCTGGGTCACCTGCTACAGGCTCCTCGATCGCTTCTGGGGTTGGCTCTACGTATGATTCGCCACGTTCTTGTGCAAATCGCTCCATGAACTCGCCACGGATTTCGCTAGTATCGTCGCTCATTACTCACCTCTCTGTGTTGCGATGATCTGCTGTGCTGTTACGACGGCACGGTTCAGGTTACCAAACACCTTGGCTAACGCATTCCCTTCTCGCCGTAACTCCTCCAAACTCCGGGTATGGCCCGGCTCGGTCTCGAAGAACCGCTTCTGGAGGTCCTCAAGGACAGCCCCGTAGGCCATCCCAAAGACTGGGTTTTGTAGGATGTTCTGTGCTTCCTGTCCTACTCTGATTACTTCTTCGTAACTATAATTGTCGTCTGACATCTCTCACTCTCTTAGTTGAGGCCCCGGAGGGCCGGGTTTATACTTCTACTTTCTTCTTGCAAATGGCGGCAATGCGCTTGACGCCGGTAGGCTCTGAGTTGACCATACGCATGGCTGCATACTCACAGGATTTCTCCTTAGTGAATGTCAGGCTTTTCATCACTGAGAACTGCCCCGTGTCTAGCACGAGAAACAGCCATAACGTATAGGTCACCATATTACATACCTTTCTTGGACTTGATGTCCAACTCACGGTCACCCTGACGTGTCTCTACAGCGAGTTCGCGGTCAGCGCGGACGTTGTCTTCCATCTT